TGGAAGTTCACTGGCTTTTTTATAAGATCCATCGTCCTGTAGACTCTGCATATTAGGTGCAAACTCTTGCATGACCAAAGTAAATATATCTTCTTCACTCATTCTAGGATATTCTTTTCTATACATCTCTAATGCATCGTTAATAGCTTTTTCTTTTCTATCTGCATCACTAGTGTCAATTAATTTCATAAACTCATAGTCTTTATTAGCACCTTTTTCAAAACCAATACGACCACCATCTTTTTTATTTAATCCCATAACAGCTATCTCTTTTAATATTCTAGCGTCTTCAGGATACCTACTTGGATTACTTAATATTCTGTAAAGATTTGGCATGGTATAAGATCTATCTGCTCCACCAGATCCACCTAATCTTCTAAATAAATATGACTTTTCTTGTCTACTAAAGTTAATACCTGTGCCAGCCGTTAATTCTTCAATACCCATTTTTTCTTTCATTTCATCCATATCTGGATCTTGATTTTCAATAATGTCCCCACTTATTAATTCTTTTAATTTTTTAATATCTTCAGACTCATTATCTATTGACCCACGTGCATAACCTATTCTTCCACCGTCTGCCTTACCTCCAAAGAAATTTTTTAAGTACGCATCATTCTTAGCTTTGTATTCTGCTTTTAAAGCTTCGTCATATTCTTCTTTAGGAAGTTCTTCTCCAGCTTCGTTTGCAATTCTTAAAGCATCTGCATAAGTAAGGCCAAAAGAAGCTGCAGCGAGAACTGCAGTTTTGTCTAATGAACCATCTTTATTTGTAAACATAGCCTTACCAAATTTTTTAGCACCTTCCATCAAAGCATCACCATAGTCTCCTTGTTTAACTAATTCAAAAATACTTGGGTCATTTTGAATAATTGTATCCTTAGTTATTGTGGAGACTGTATCACCAGGTAATAATTCTTGTGTTGCATCTTTAAAGAACGTAGATTCTTTTACAGGTTTCACACCCTCTGCTTTAAGAGCTTTACCTTTTGCAGCAGCATTCTCACTTAACATTTTACCTAAACCAGTTTCTGTTCCAAGTGGAGAACTGAAACCTGATTTAAACCCTTCAAGACCACCTCTGAATGCTCCACCTTCAGTAAATGGATTACCTTGGAATCCTGCGCCACCTATAAATCTTGCGCCTTGGCCAAGTCCGTATGTTAGAGCTGCACCTTTTAATGAATCACTAATACTACCTGTTTGATCGAAACCACCTATACCTGCCATAGCAGCAGCGACTGCAGGGTTGAATGGAGCCACAAAAGGTGCTACAGTTGTTGCCACTTTTGCTACCTCATTTGGTATAAGTTTTCTAATTCTTTTCTTTAAAGAACTACCTAAGCCAAAATTTTCCCTGGGTTCGACTTCCATAATTCCGCCTTGTTTTCTTAATTGTCTTCTCATTTGTGATCTAGATATTGGCATATTTTTATTTATTTTATACAAAATCTCCTATTTTACAACTTAGAATCACCACCAATAGGTAGTGCTTCCACTATTACTTTAACATCTCTTCTAATATCATCTGCAACGGTTTCTGTGTTTGGATCCTGTACATCCTGCATAGCCTCTGCATCAGAGTTATATTCTTTACCAGTTTTAGTATTTGTTAGAGTAACCTCTGTTTGTGGTGTGATTACTTTAACTAATTTACCGTTTATTTCTTCGTATCTAAATGACGCTTCTGTTTCTATAAAAGACATATTAATCCCTATTTATTTCTAATATTGATACAATTACATGTAACTCATTTGCATCAGTTGCTTGTGCCTTTAATACTTGATTTTCCTCTAAAATTAAAGGATGAGTTAACAGCTCTGTTGTTGATTTTGAGGATATTGTTTTATCTTTAAACAAACTAAACACTGCTGCAGCTGCGTTTGTTATAGTAAATGTTATATCGCATCCTGAACCCGCATCCTCTGATACTATTATACTTTTTATTATAGCCCTAGAACTAGCCGGTGTAGTGTATATTGTAGTATTATCTGTTGTAGTTAAATCTACTAATTCGTTTTTATATATATTAGCCACTTATAAACCAAGAGAATCTCTCTTGCTCCTGTTTTTGTTCGTTTAAAAATGTAGAGTTTAATTGTTCAACAATTAAACCAACTGCTCTATTAATTTGTTTCTGGTTAGAAACATCATACTCTTCTTTTGGCTCTGGTAACCTTACTACTATTTTTGCCATTACTCTCCTCCTCCTGGATCAAATGGATCATTATAGGAACCATCGGATTGTACGCCAGATTTACCAGTAGCATAAGAGCCACCTTGACCACCTGTTTCTTCTCTATACGCTCTCTCTATTCTAGATCTATCTAAAGCTCTCTGAGTATTTTGAATATTAAGTATTCTTTGAGCCTCTCTTTCTGCAGCTTCTTTTTCTTTTCTAGCTATCTCAGCTTCAATTATTTGTTTTTGTCTAAAATCTTCTAATATTTTTTTGTTAAAAATTTCTTCTTGTTCTTTAGCTTTATTTATTAATCCCATGTCAGATATCGTATCTGTTTTCTTACGTTTTTGATCTAGATAATATTTATCAATTGGTCTGTAGTAACCTCTTTTTTTGAAAAAATCTTCTGCGATCTGAGCTCTTTTATCTACAAGAGCTGCGTAATTACCAAAAGCAGAAACTACATTGTATCCATACGCATCTTTATTAGGCATATTGGTTCTAGGATCGGTATAACCCATTTGTGAGTATGTAAACGCTTGCTCACCTCTTGTCATATTATCAAATGAACTAGGTAGTACTGATGCTAGTATTCCTGCTAAACTTGGAAGACCAATACCAGGTTTTTGATAACCTTCTCGCATAACATCTCCTAATGTTTGGGGTCTCATACTTGGAATTTTATCATAGAAAAATTCTGCAATCTTACCTGGATTTCTTAATCTAGATACTCTATCTTGTGTAGCTTGTTCAAATGCAGCAACATTGTTTGCACCCATAATTCCAGAGTCTTTAAAATTATATGGATCAATGTTTCTAATACTATCTATTCCACCCGTTACTGGTTGAGTAAGATTTTTACCGTCTCCCGTTATTGGTTCTGCTCCTGAAACTCCATAATTTTTATAAAACTCAAAAGGACTAAAATTTTGTGAGTCGTAAAAGAAAAGATTATCTCTTCCCATAGGAACTGAGTATCTAGTCCCTGTTTGATCGTATATATACTCCATTCCTGTTGCAGGCATAACTTGTGTATAAGCCATATTTGGATTAGGCCCATAGTTTGCACCCATATAAGGAAAATTAGAAATATTATATATCACTGATATTATCTCCTACCATCTGGTTGTAAGTCTAAACGTAAAGTGCCAAATCTCCACTCTTCACCATTACTATCGTTTTCTATTTTAACATTAATAAAACGACCTCTAGCTCTAGTGTCTTTTTTATCAGTTGAAGAGTTAATTGTAAAAGGACTTAGAGTTGTCGTGCTATCCGATTGTTGAGGATATCTTTTTATTGCAAGACTAACTTTTGCGTTTCCTTGTAAGGTTTTAAAATCTGGTATAAATCTTCTCATTGCTAAGAAAAATTCTCCTGCTATTTTTGGTCCTGCGGTTTGTCCCATGACAGCTCTTTGTCTTTGTTCTAAGTCTATATCAAAAGATTTAATAAAAGAAGTTACAGTAGTTGTAGATCCGTCTTCATTAACTTGATCTGTGCCAACTTCATGTTCAAAAAATTTAGTTTGGCCAAGTCCACTCTGACCTACAACAGATGGAAAAGTTCCATTACTAGATGCATCATATTTAGTTGCAAAAGGTTTTGGATAAACAATTGCATCAATCCATGAGGTCCTTGGTTCGGTGCCCGTGTACCAAGATTTTTCACCGTAATTAAAAACTACATACTTATCGTTATAACTTGCACTAGATGATGGATAGTACCAGACAACTTCTGTAAATAAATTATTTATGCCTGCAGCAACTTGTTGACCTTTTGTAGTATCAAAATTATTATAAACAAAATCCTCTACAGAACACGGTAAAGTTTTAACTGTACCATCAAATAAAAAGAATCCATTAGGACTTAACCAAAAAGCTGATCCGTCTATTTCTACAACTGCATTTTTACCTATTAATCCACAATTTGTGCCAACTTGTTCAAATCCAAAAGTAAAAGGAGCTCCTATAAATTTCATTGTATATAAAGCATTATCTGTCCAAATAAGAATAGTTTCTTTTGCTTTTATAGCACCAACAATTTTTGTACCATCTTGTAGTCTAAAATCTCCTGCACTATTAATAGCGGTAGCAGCATAAGTATTTATATCCTCTCTATTTGAAAATCTTATAAACATATCATCTTGTGTCGTGGTATCTCCAACTGTTGTTTCAGTTCCAAAGTGGCATAAGTGTCTAGTTGTTGGTGATACTAAACTTAATCTAGAAGCTGTTGGATTATTTCCTGTTGCAAAACCAGATGTTGTTGTAGATGCTCTAACAGTTAATGGTGAAGCTGCTCCTGCGTTCCAAGTAAATGTTTTACCATTTGCAATTGTTGCAATTAATACTTGACCAAAATTATCTAATGAC